ATGTCCTCTAATTTTGAGCGTTCGCAACTGACGAAAATTATGATTTCGTCTGCACCGGTAACAGCAGAAACCCTGGATTCTGCCAGCTATCTTGGCCTGAGCTGTACAATCAAAGAGGTGCAGTTTACCGCAGGACAAAAGCAGGATATTGATGTCACCACGCTGTGTTCTGTTGAGCAGGAAAATATTAACGGTCTTGGTGCCGCGTCAGAGATTTCCATGTCAGGCAACTTTTATCTGAATGCTGCCCAGAACGCGTTGCGCAGTGCCTATGACAATGACACCACGTATGGCTTTAAAGTTATTTTTCCGTCAGGCAACGGATTTACCTTTATGGCAGAGGTGCGTCAGCATACCTGGTCTGCAGGAACCAATGGTGTTGTGGCTGCAACGTTTTCCTTGCGCCTGAAAGGTAAACCTGTGCTGACGACAGAGCCGCTGAAAGTGAAGGCCGATTTAAAAAGCACGCTGCGGGTTGCTTCCGGAGCGAAACTTGAAATGGCGGTTGAGGCTGCGGGTGGTGTGCCGCCTTATTCTTATGTCTGGAAGAAAGGTGGTTCTCCTGTTTCCGGACAGACGGCGGCAACGTTCAGTAAGGCATCGGCAGTATCCGGTGATGCGGGTGCATATACCTGCGAGATTTCTGATTCAGCAAGCCCGGTTAACAAAGTGACCTCCACTTCCTGCACTGTAACCGTCAGTTAATGAGGATGGATGTGATGACTAAAAATATCCGTAATCTGGCACTGGCAACGATGTCGGGGTTTCGCCATAAAACCGTTGATGTGCCTGAATGGGAGGGAGCAACGGTTGTGTTACGGGAACCTTCTGCAGAAGCCTGGTTGCGCTGGCAGGAGATCGTTAAAGCAAAAGATGATGAGACACCGTTATCCGTTGCGGAGCGCGCCCGCCGAAATCTGGAGGCAGATGTTGAACTGTTCATTGATGTTCTGTGTGATACCGGACTGCAACCCGTATTTTCAGAGGATGATCGTGAACAGGTGATTGCCGTGTATGGCCCGGTGCATGCGCGGCTTCTTCGGCAGTCTCTGGAACTGATCAGTGATGCCGGCGAGGTTAAAAAAAAGTAGCGCTTCCGGGGATGCGTTTTCTGATGATGCTGGCGCTCAGGATGGGGCGCACATTGTCAGAGTTACGCCGGGAAATGTCCGCATCAGAAATCATGATGTGGGCAGAATTTGACAGGTTCAGCCCGCTGGGGGACGAACGGGCTGATATCCGGGCTGCCCAGATTGTTTCAGCTGTTTACGGTGCGCAGGGGGTCAAAGTGCCACTGAATGATGCGCTTCTTCAGTGGGAGAAGGAGCAGACAGAAGGCGTATCAGATCCATTTGCCGGACTGGAAAACGCGCTTTTAATAGTGTCTCAGTGAGTCAACATAACCGCTTCGGCGGTTTTTTTTCGTCCGGAGAATGAGTGTGGCGACATTACGTGAACTGATTATTAAAATCTCGGCAAATTCCCGGTCATTCCAGTCAGAGATCTCCCGGGCTTCGCGTATGGGGCAGGATTACTACCGTACCATGCAGAACGGAGGCCGGCAGTCCGCTGCTGCATCCCGTGAAATGCGGCGTGCACTGGCAGAAGTGACGGATCAGATAAATACAGCTAAATCTTCGGCACTGAATATGGCGGGGGCATTTGCCGGGGCTTTTGCTACCGGTCATCTTATTTCTTTCGCCGATGAGTGGAATTCAGTAAATGCCCGTCTGAAGCAGGCCTCACAGTCCAGTGATGATTTTCAGGCATCACAGCGTGAATTAATGGCGATCAGCCAGAGAACGGGGACGGCGTTTTCTGATAACGCCAGCCTTTTTGCCCGTTCTGCAGCTTCCATGCGGGAGTATGGTTACAGTTCTGAGGAGGTACTGAAAGTCACCGAGGCGATCTCCACGGGCCTGGAATTATCCGGTGCCAGTACAGCAGAAGCCAGTTCGGTGATCACGCAGTTCAGTCAGGCACTGGCGCAGGGAGTGCTGCGCGGTGAAGAGTTTAACTCGGTGAATGAGAACGGCGATCGTGTTATTCGTGCGCTGGCTGCGGGAATGGGGGTTGCCCGTAAGGATCTGAAGGCCATGGCGGATAACGGAAAGTTGACCGCCGATAAGGTTGTTCCTGCACTGATTAGTCAGCTTGGGGCATTACGTGATGAATATGCGGCAATGCCTGATACGGTTTCATCCTCTGCAACCAAAGTTGAAAACGCCTTTATGGCCTGGGTTGGTGGTGCGAACGAGGCAAGCGGAGTGACGAAGACGCTCTCCGGTGTGCTGAATGGTATTGCAGGCAATATTGACACTGTGGCAACCGCTGCCGGTGCTCTGGTTGCCGTCGGGGTAGCCCGATATTTTGGCAATATGGCGTCTTCTGCTGGATCTGCAACTGCCGGATTAATTACTGCAGCCAGAAACGAAGTGGCTCTTGCGGAAGCGCAGCTCCGGGGGACACAGATAGCAACAGCCAGGGCGCGTGCGGCGGTTTATCGTGCGCAACAGGCGGTTGTTGCTGCTCGCGGTACCGAAAGGCAGGCAGCCGCAGAAGCGAAACTGGCTGCTGCCCAGGCATCACTTACCCGTAATATTGCGGCCAGAACAGCAGCACAGACAACGCTGAATACTGTCACGTCAGTGGGAAGTCGTCTGTTAAGTGGAGCACTGGGACTGGTTGGTGGGGTGCCGGGGCTTGTCATGCTGGGGGCCGCGGCCTGGTACACGATGTATCAGAATCAGGAGCAGGCCAGAGAATCTGCACGCCAGTATGCCGCAAAAATCGACGAAATTCGCCAGAAAACGTCGGCAATGTCGCTTCCTGAAGCGTCAGATAATGAGGAAAAGACGCGGCAGGCACTTGATGAGCAAAACAGGTTAATTGACGAGCAGAAAAGTAAGATTAAATCCTTACAGGAAAAAATTGCTGGCTATCAGTATGTGCTGGCAAACCCGGGCTGGACAACCGATAACGGTTTTATGATTAACCACATGACGTCGGTAAAAACAGTCACAGAAGGGCTTGCAGAAGCAACAAATCAACTGGCAGTTGAACAGTCCCGTCTCACACAAATGCAGGGCAAAGCGCAATCCATTCAGGATGTGCTTGCCGGGCTGGAGGAGCGGCGGGTTGCGTTGATCCGTCAACAGGCGGCGGAACAAAACAAAGCGTATCAGTCCCTGTTGATCATGAATGGGCAGCATACCGAGTTTAATCGCCTTCTTGGGCTTGGTAATGAATTACTTCAGCAGCGACAGGGGCTGGTGAATGTACCGTTACGGCTACCACAGGCAACCCTGGATGATAAACAGCAGACCGCACTGAATAACAGCAAGCGCGAACTGGCTCTGTCCCGCCTTAAGGGGGAAGCGCGTGAGCGTGCCCGACTGGGCTATGCTGCGGATGATCTCGGCTTTGTGGGAGAGGCGTATCAGACAGCCAGACAGAATTATATCAATAACTTACTGGATGCCTGGCGAAATAACCAGGCAAATAAACCCAAAGCGCATAAAAAGACCGAAGCGGAAAAAACAGAAGATATTTATAAACGGCTGATTAAACAGCAAAAAGAACAGATAGCACTGGCAGGGCAGAATACTGAACTGGCTAAGATGAAATATCAGGTCAGTCAGGGCGAATTATCAACCCTGTCAGAAGCGCAGAAAAAAACGCTTTTGCAGAATGCAGCACTCATCGACCAGAAAAAGATTCGTGAGCAGCTTGCTGCGTATGAAAGCAGCCTGGCGGACAGTAATGCCAGTACCCGGGCGTCTAACGACGCGCAGTTACTGGGATATGGTGAAGGCTCACGGATGCGTGAACGACTCCAGGAAATGTGGAGTATCCGGCATGAGTTTGAGCAGAAAAATAACGAGCTGCTGAGACAGTATCAGGCCGGAGAAATTGAAGAAGCCCTGTGGAAACAGGAGAAAGAACTGAATAAAAAATATCTGGAAGAGCGTCTCAGCGATCAGCAGGATTATTATGCAAAGGCCGATGCTTTACGTAATAACTGGAATGCAGGACTCCAGGAGGGGCTGACCAACTGGGCAGACAGTGCCACCGATTATGCTTCGCAGGCGGCAGATGCTGTCGTTTCCACTATGGACGGGCTGGTATCAAATATTTCCGATGCGCTGGCCGGAAATGTTGTGGACTGGAGAAACTGGGGGAGTTCAATTCTCCAGGAAGTTTCAAAAATTCTGATGAATGCGGCCATTGTTAACGGACTGAAGTCACTCTCCGGTGCCGGAGGGTGGCTTGGTACGGTCGGCGGATGGATTTCGGGGGCGGTGGCAAACGCAAAAGGTGGTGTTTACACATCGGCAAATCTGAGTGCTTACAGTAACACTATTGTGGATACACCGACGTATTTTGCTTTTGCGAAAGGTGCCGGGCTGATGGGCGAGGCCGGGCCTGAAGCTATCATGCCACTGACACGGGCAGCGGACGGCTCTCTTGGGGTCAGAGCCATTGGCAATGTGAATAGTGGCGGGGGGGTTGTTTATTCTCCCGTGTATCACATCAGCATTCAGAATCAAGGGAGCAATGGCGAGATAGATGCGCGCTCAGCCAGGGGACTGGTGGATCTGATCGACAGCAGGGTTGTGTCAATTATGCAGTCATCGCGTCGGGATGGAGGATTGTACAGTGCCTGAGCCTGAAGTTTTTAACTGGATCCCCCGTGAGGGGATGGAGACGACACGAAAGCCATCAGTTATTACGGTAAAGTTTGGTGACGGATATGAACAGAGACGGGCTGGTGGTCTGAATGCGGATCTGAAAACGTTTAAACCGGTATTTCGTGTCACAGATGAATATTCCCGTGCCGCGCTGGACAGTTTTTTATCCCGTCATGCCGGGATTCGTGCTTTTTTGTGGCGTCCGCCAAAACACAACAGGACTGTCCGGGTTGTCTGCAGGGAGTGGAGCATTTCGGATAATGCCATGTATACCGATTTTAACTGTACCTTTGAAGAGGTCACTCACTGATGCAGGATATACAGCAGGAAACACTCAATGAGTGCACTAAAACGGAGCAATCCGCGCTGATCGTGCTCTGGGAAATTGATCTGACAGAGGTCGGCGGAGATCGTTATTTCTTCTGTAATGAGCAGAACGAAAAAGGTGAACCAGTCACCTGGCAGCGGCGGCAGTATCAGGCCTATCCCATTCAGGGAAGTGGATTTGAGATGAACGGCAAAGGAGCCAGTGCAAGGCCAACGCTTAAAGTCTCTAATCTGTACGGCATGGTCACCGGGATGGCGGAAGACCTGCAGAGTCTGGTCGGCGGAACGGTGGTCAGGCGTAAGGTTTACGCCCGTTTTCTGGATGCGGTGAACTTCGTCAACGGAAACAGCGACGCCGATCCGGAGCAGGAGGTGATCAGCCGCTGGCGCATCGAGCAGTGCAGCGAACTGAGTGCGGTCAGTGCCTCCTTTGTACTGTCCACACCGACGGAAACGGATGGTGCCGTTTTTCCGGGGCGCATCATGCTGGCTAATACCTGCACCTGGACCTATCGCGGTGATGAGTGCGGTTATCACGGTCCGGCGGTCGCGGATGAATATGATCAGCCGACTTCCGATATCACGAAGGATAAATGCAGCAAATGCCTGAGCGGCTGTAAGTTTCGCAATAACGTCGGCAACTTTGGCGGCTTCCTTTCCATTAACAAACTTTCGCAGTAATCCCATGACAGAGGACAGAATCAGCGATTCTGGCGCATGCCCGGCGATGTGCGCCAGCGGAGTCGTGCGGCTTCGTGGTGAGAACGCCGGAGGGGGAAAGATATTTCCCCTGCGTGAATATCTCCGGTGAGCCGGAAGATTATTTCCGGATGTCGCCGGAGGACTGGCTGCAGGCCAAAATGCAGGGTGAGATTGTGGCGCTGGTCCACAGTCACCCCGGTGGTCTGCCCTGGCTGAGTGAGGCTGACAGGCGGCTGCAGGTGCAGAGTGATTTGCCGTGGTGGCTGGTCTGCCGGGGGGCGATTCATAAGTTCCGCTGTGTGCCGCATCTTACCGGGCGGCGCTTTGAGCACGGGGTGACGGACTGTTACACGCTGTTCCGGGATGCTTATCATCTGGCGGGGATTGAGATGCCGGATTTTCATCGTGAGGATGACTGGTGGCGTCACGGTCAGAATCTCTATCTGGATAATCTGGAGGCCACAGGGCTGTATCAGGTGCCGTTGTCATCAGCACAACCGGGCGATGTGCTGCTGTGCTGCTTTGGTTCATCGGTGCCGAATCATGCCGCCATTTACTGCGGCGACGGCGAGCTGCTGCACCATATTCCTGAACAACTGAGCAAACGAGAGAGGTATACCGACAAATGGCAGCGACGCACACACTCCCTCTGGCGTCACCGGGCATGGCACGCATCTGCCTTTACGGGGATTTGCAACGATTTGGCCACCGCATCGACCTTCGTGTGAAAACGGGAGCCGAAGCTATCCGGGCGCTGGCCACGCAGCTCCCGGCGTTTCGTCAGAAACTGAATGAGGGCTGGTATCAGGTGCGCATTGCCGGGCGTGATGCAGGCGAAAACGAATTATCTGCCCGTCTTAATGAGCCGCTGGCAAATGGTGCCGTGATCCACATCGTACCGCGTCTGGCGGGTGCCAAAAGTGGCGGTGTTTTTCAGGCAGTGCTGGGGGCTGCGCTGATTGCGGTGGCATGGTGGAACCCTGTGGGCTGGCTGGGTGCCGCGGCTGTATCGGGTATGTATGCGGCAGGGGCCAGTATGATCCTGGGCGGTGTGGCGCAGATGCTGGCACCGAAAGCCAGAACTCCCCGCACACAGACAACGGATAACGGCAAACAGAACACGTATTTCTCCTCACTGGATAACATGGTTGCCCAGGGGAATGTTCTGCCCGTTCTGTACGGTGAAATGCGCGTGGGGTCACGCGTGGTATCTCAGGAGATCAGCACGGCAGACGAAGGGGATGGTGGTCAGGTTGTGATGATTGGTCGATGATGCAAAATATTTTATGTGAAACCGCCTCCGGGCGGTTTTGTCGTTTATGGAGCATGACGAATGGGTAAAGGCAGCAGTAAGGGGCATACCCCGCGCGAAGCGAAGGACAATCTGAAGTCCACGCAGTTGCTGAGTGTGATCGATGCCATCAGTGAAGGGCCGGTTGAAGGTCCGGTGGATGGCTTAAAAAGCGTGCTGCTGAACAGTACACCGGTGCTGGACAGTGAGGGGAATACCAACATCTCCGGCGTAACGGTGGTGTTCCGGGCAGGTGAGCAGGAGCAGACTCCGCCGGAGGGATTTGAATCCTCCGGCTCCGAGACGGTGCTGGGTACGGAAGTGAAATATGACACGCCGATCACCCGGACCATCACGTCTGCAAATATCGACCGTCTGCGCTTTACCTTCGGTGTGCAGGCACTGGTGGAAACCACCTCAAAGGGGGACAGGAATCCGTCGGAAGTCCGCCTGCTGGTTCAGATCCAGCGTAACGGTGGCTGGGTGACGGAAAAAGACATCACCATTAAGGGCAAAACCACCTCGCAGTATCTGGCCTCGGTGGTGGTGGATAACCTGCCGCCGCGCCCGTTTAATATCCGGATGCGCAGGATGACGCCGGACAGCACCACAGACCAGCTGCAGAACAAAACGCTCTGGTCGTCATACACCGAAATTATCGATGTGAAACAGTGCTACCCGAACACGGCACTGGTCGGCGTGCAGGTGGACTCGGAGCAGTTCGGCAGCCAGCAGGTGAGCCGTAATTATCATCTGCGCGGGCGTATTCTGCAGGTGCCGTCGAACTATAACCCGCAGACGCGGCAATACAGCGGTATCTGGGACGGGACGTTTAAGCCAGCATACAGCAACAACATGGCCTGGTGTCTGTGGGATATGCTGACCCATCCGCGCTACGGCATGGGGAAACGTCTTGGTGCGGCGGATGTGGATAAATGGGCGCTGTATGTCATCGGCCAGTATTGCGACCAGTCGGTGCCGGATGGCTTTGGTGGCACGGAGCCGCGCATCACCTGTAATGCCTGGCTGACCACACAGCGTAAGGCGTGGGATGTTCTCAGTGATTTCTGCTCGGCGATGCGTTGTATGCCGGTATGGAACGGGCAGACGCTGACGTTCGTGCAGGACCGACCGTCGGATAAGGTGTGGACCTATAACCGCAGTAATGTGGTGATGCCGGATGATGGCGCGCCGTTCCGCTACAGCTTCAGCGCCCTGAAGGACCGCCATAATGCCGTTGAGGTGAACTGGATTGACCCGAATAACGGCTGGGAGACGGCGACAGAGCTTGTGGAGGACACGCAGGCCATTGCCCGTTACGGTCGTAACGTCACGAAGATGGATGCCTTTGGCTGTACCAGCCGGGGGCAGGCGCACCGCGCCGGGCTGTGGCTGATTAAAACGGAACTGCTGGAAACGCAGACCGTGGACTTCAGCGTGGGTGCCGAAGGGCTTCGCCATGTACCGGGCGATGTCATTGAAATCTGCGATGATGACTATGCCGGTATCAGCACCGGCGGGCGCGTGCTGGCGGTAAACAGCCAGACCCGGACGCTGACGCTCGACCGTGAAATCACGCTGCCATCCTCCGGCACCACTCTGATAAGCCTGGTTGACGGGCAGGGTAATCCGGTGAGCGTGGAGGTCCAGTCCGTCACCGACGGTGTGAAGGTGAAAGTGAGCCGTGTTCCTGACGGCGTTGCCGGATACAGCGTGTGGGGGCTGAAGCTGCCGACGCTGCGCCAGCGCCTGTTCCGCTGTGTGAGTATCCGTGAGAATGACGACGGTACGTATGCCATCACCGCCGTACAGCATGTACCGGCAAAAGAGGCCATCGTGGATAACGGGGCGCACTTTGACGGCGACCAGAGCGGCACGGTGAATGGTGTCACGCCGCCAGCGGTGCAGCACCTGACCGCCGAAGTTACCGCAGACAGCGGGGAATATCAGGTGCTGGCGCGCTGGGACACGCCGAAGGTGGTGAAGGGCGTGAGCTTTATGCTTCGCCTGACCGTGGCAGCGGATGACGGCAGTGAGCGGCTGGTCAGCACGGCCCGGACGACGGAAACCACATACCGCTTCACGCAACTGGCGCTGGGGCGGTACACGCTGACAGTCCGGGCAGTAAATGCGTGGGGGCAGCAGGGCGATCCGGCATCGGTATCGTTCCGGATTGCCGCACCGGCAGCGCCGTCTCGGATTGAGCTGACGCCGGGGTATTTTCAGATAACGGCGGTCCCGCGTCTTGCGGTGTATGACCCGACGGTACAGTTTGAATTCTGGTTCTCAGAAAAACGCATCACGAACACGGCACAGGTGGAAAAATCTGCCCGTTATCTGGGGACCGGCAGTCAGTGGACTGTCCAGGGGAGCCGGATTAAGCCGGGGACGGATTTCTGGTTTTACGTGCGAAGCGTCAACCTGGTGGGAAAATCTGCTTTTGTGGAAGCCAGCGGGCAGCCCAGCAATGATGGTGAAGGGTATCTGGAAATTTTCCGGGGGCTGATAGATGAGACGCTTCTGGGCCAGGCACTGAAAGAGCGCATTGATGCTTCAGCGCTGCGTACGGAGGTCACGCAACTGGAAGAAGACATCCGTCAGCGGATGGACACGGATATCGCAGAAGTGACCCGGAAAATCGGGAAGGCGGAAAACAGCCTCACGCAGCTGGTTGCGAAAAAGAATGAGGACCAGACACTGGCCATCGCGCAGGTGAGCCAGAAAGTGGACCGGGTGAGCAGTGAAATCTCACAGACTGTCAGCCAGGGGCAGTCAGAAAACGCCCGACAGATAGCACAGGTCCGCCAGTACGTGGATAAAAAAGGGAGTGAAATTACCTCGACCACGGATAAAAAGCTGGGTGACCAGGCCGTGACCATACAGCAAATCCAGCGGGTTCAGTCAGACACGCGCAATGAGCTGAATGCCATGTATATGCTGAAGGTGCAGAAAACAAAAAACGGTATTCCCTATGTGGCCGGGATTGGCGCGGGGATTGAGGATGTTGATGGTCAGACCCTGAGCAGTATTCTGCTGCAGGCGGACCGTATCGCGATGATTACCCCGGAGAACGGCAACACCACGCCGCTGTTTGTGGCGCAGGGGAATCAGCTGTTCATGAACGACGTGTTCCTGAAGCGACTGTTTGCGGTGAGCATCACGTCATCCGGCAATCCTCCGACGTTTTCCCTGACGCCGGATGGCAGGCTGACAGCCCGCAATGCGGATATCAGTGGAGCCATCACGGCGAATACCGGCACGCTCAATAATGTCACCATTAACGAGAACTGTGTCATCAGAGGGAAACTGTCTGCAAACCAGATTGAAGGCGATCTCGTTAAAACAGTGGGTAAGGCTTTCCCCCGTGACTCCCGTGCACCGGAGCGTTGGCCATCAGGAACCATTACCGTCAGGGTTTATGACGATCAGCCGTTTAACCGGCAGATTGTTATTCCGGCGGTGGCTTTCAGCGGTGCCAGACATGAGCGGGAGAACAGCGATACTTATTCGTCATGCCGCCTGATAGTGAAGAAAAACGGTGCTGAAATTTATAACCGTACCGCGATGGATAATACGCTGGTTTACAGTGGTGTTATTGATATGCCTGCTGGTCGCGGCCACATGACGCTGGAGTTTTCTGTATCAGCATGGTGGGTAAATGGCTGGTATCCCACAGCAAGTATCAGCGATTTGCTGGTTGTTGTGATGAAGAAAGCCACTGCAGGCATCACGATTAGCTGAATTTTATAACCCCAATACGGGCGCCAGAAATGGCGCCTTTTTTATTGCAGAAAAGCGAGAGGTAATTATGCGTAAAGTTTGTGCAGTCATTTTGTCCGCAGCCATCTGTCTGTCCGTATCCGGTGCGCCTGCATGGGCGTCTGAACATCAGTCCACACTGAGCGCGGGGTATCTTCATGCCCGTACGAACGCTCCCGGCAGCGATAATCTGAACGGGATTAACGTGAAATACCGTTATGAGTTTACGGACACACTGGGGCTGATTACGTCCTTCAGTTATGCCAATGCTGAAGATGAGAAAAAAACGCACTACAGCGATACCCGCTGGCATGAGGATTCTGTGCGTAACCGCTGGTTCAGCGTGATGGCGGGGCCATCTGTGCGCGTGAATGAATGGTTCAGCGCGTATGCGATCGCGGGTGTGACTTACAGCCGTGTGTCGACTTTTTCCGGGGATTATCTTCAGGTGACCGACAACAAGGGGGATACGCACGATGTGCTGACCGGAAGTGATGACGGTCGCCACAGCAATACCTCTCTGGCGTGGGGGGCTGGCGTGCAGTTTAACCCGACCGAATCCGTGGCCATTGATATTGCTTATGAAGGCTCCGGCAGTGGCGACTGGCGCACTGACGGTTTCATCGTGGGTGTCGGTTATAAGTTCTGATTAGCCAGGTAACACAGTGTTATGACAGCCCGCCGGTTCAGGCGGGCTTTTTTGTGGAGTGGATATGGCAGCAGTAAAAATCTCAGGTGTGCTGAAAGATGGTGCGGGAAAACCAATACAGAACTGCACTATTCAACTGAAGGCAAAGCGTAACAGCACCACGGTACTGGTGAACACGGTGGCCTCTGAAAATCCGGATGAAGCCGGGCGTTACAGCATGGATGTTGAGTATGGCCAGTACAGCGTCACCCTGCTGGTTGAAGGTTTTCCACCTTCACATGCCGGGACCATTACCGTCTATGAAGGTTCCAGACCAGGTACGCTGAATGATTTTCTCGGTGCCATGACGGAGGATGATGCCCGTCCGGAGGCACTGCGCCGTTTTGAGCTGATGGTGAATGAAGTGGCACGTCATGCCGGAGCGTCATCACAGAGTGCAGCGGCGGCAAAGAAATCCGAAACGGCAGCAGCCTCATCGAAGAATGCGGCGAAAACCTCAGAAACGAATGCAGCTAACAGCGCACAGGCGGCAGCGGCCTCGCAGACTGCATCGGCAAACTCCGCGACAGCAGCCAAAAAATCAGAAACCAGCGCGAAAAATAGCGAGACAGCCACAAAGGCCAGCGAAAAAAACGCAAAATCCAGCCAGACGGCAGCGAAAACCAGTGAGACGAATGCCAAAGACAGTGAAGCCAACGCAAAGGTGAGCGAAACAGCGGCGGCGAACTCGGCGAAAGCATCGGCAGCAAGCCAGACGGCAGCAAAAGCAAGTGAAGATGCTGCCAGAGAATACGCAAACCAGACAGCAGAGCCGTACAGATATGTTTTACAGCCGCTGCCGGATGTGTGGATACCCTTTAATGATTCGCTGGATATGATTACGGGCTATTCTCCGGGTTATAAAAAAGTGAAGATTGGTGATAATGTGGTTCAGGTTGCCAGTGATAAACAGGTTAATTTCAGTCGCGCATCAACGGCAACATATATCAACAAATCTGGCGAACTGAAAACGGCGGAAATTAATGAGCCACGATTTGAAAAAGAAGGTTTATTGATTGAAGGTCAGCGAACCAACTACATGTTGAATTCAGCAACTCCAGCTTCTTGGGGTAAATCTGCAAATATGAATGTCGCTGAGGTTGGAACTGATAGTTTTGGTTTTACTTATGGAAAGTTTGTTTGTAATGAATCATTAATTGGGCAAAGTACAACCCTTAATATGGCAGTAGTTTCAACCTCGGGGGCTGTCGATGTATCAGGCGATAATAAGTGTGTGACGACATCGTGCAGATTTAAAACGGATTTGGAACTCCTGTTAAGGATCAGGTTTGAAGCCTTCGATGGCAGCGCTTCATCTAATCTTGGATATGCCATTGTTAATACGCGGTCTTTATTGGTTGAAATCACCGGTGTAGCTGCCGACAGGCTCACTGCACGAGTTAACAAAGATGAAGTTACGGGCTGGATTTTTGCAGAGGCAACGATTCAAGCAAGTAAAGAAACTTACATAACCTCTGCAATACAATACGCACCAAAAAAAGGTGGTGTCGTTGAATCTGGTGACTATATTTATCTGGCCACCCCTCAGGTTGAGGATGGTTCGTGTGTATCATCTTTTATTATATCAGGAACGACGGCGGCGACGCGCGCAAGCGATATGGTTACAGTTCCGATTAAGAATAATCTTTATAATCTTCCTTTTACGGTTCTTTGTGAGGTACATAAGAACTGGTATAAAACGCCAAATGCAGCGCCACGTGTTTTTGATACCGGCGGTCATCAAACCGGAGCGGCTATTATTCTTGGCTTTGGATCTTCGGCAGATGGGCCAGACGGATTTCCTTATTGCGATATTGGTGGTTCAAACCGACGAATAAATGAAAATGCCGGGCTGAAAAAAATGCTTATTGGTATGCGGGTAAAGTCCGAACGGTCCACATGTGTAGTCAGTAACGGTAAGTTAAGCAGCGAAACTAAAACCAAATGGGAATATATCCGGAGTACAGCAACCATTCGCATTGGTGGACAAACTACAGCAGGATTACGCCATTTATTTGGGCATGTGAGGAATTTTCGTCTCTGGCATAAAGAGCTAACAGATGCGCAGCTTGGGGAGGTTGTGGAGTGAGAGATTTCACGTTGCGTTTCAGTGATAAAGCAGATTTCAGGGCATTTCTCAGGAAACTTAACTGGGAAGAGGACGAAGAGCTGCAGAATGCCGTTCTGGTTGATGAGATTGGTTTTACGTTCAGGGAGACAGATGTTTCTGATGACGGAGAACCAGAATACACGCGAAACGAAGGGTACTTTGTTAATATCCGTCTTCTTGAGGATGGATTTGATGATTCCGTGTTCCGTGAGTGGGTGGTTACACCAGAGCACCCGCTCAGGGAGTGGTTTTAAGGATAGCAGATGGATATCACGTCGATACTTCATGCGCTTTGTGCCGTGGCGGTGCAGGTACTGGCTGGTCTTTTTACCGGAAACTGGGCTTACGGGGCGATAGCCGGTTGTACGTTCTTCATTGCGCGTGAACACACCCAGGCAGAATATCGCTGGATTGAAATGTTCGGGCATGGCAAGCGGATTAACATGCCGTGGTGGGGCGGTTTTGATCCACGTGCATGGGATGTGGCAAGCCTGATGGATTTTGCTGTGCCGGTGGTGGCGTGTCTGCTGATCTGGATGTTGATCCGTTAA